TTGCCCTAACGCCTTCTCAATCCCAACGAACACGATGGTAAGGAAAACCATCGCCTCGAGAGGAAAAGTCAGCGCAGACCCCATGGACGCGTACTTGGCGAGGGAAAGAACACCTCGTCCTTGTACTTCAGCCTTCGAGGACCTGACGCTCAGTACCCCCTCTAACAACGAGGGGACATACCAGAACAGGTCTTCTACATGCTGAACCGAGACACGATCGGATGCGTCGGACAAATCGATGGTAGAAGTTTCGCCATCGACGGATCCAGCGCATGCCATTTCCCTGTTAGGGTCCTGGTCTTTAAAGCCGATCATACCGAAAGAAACGTTTCTGTCATTCCTGACATAGCGTTTCTCGAGGTACCGCGTGAGTGGCGCCGCAAGCGCCTGCTGCATATACTGCATGCAGGTTGGCTCGATAGCGATCACACGTGGCGTCTTGAGCGTCTTGGGAACGAATACAACCCTAACGGGTTGCTCGTCCCCGGGTTCCGGATAGTTCGCACTTTGCGCCGCCGGCCAATATCTGACCGACGGGAGGACATGCTCCACAAATGGGAACACATGCTCCAATCGCGCAGTCCAACGAGTGTTGGACCACTTGGTATTACCTACCAAATGATCCGCTGTAACACCCGGACCGTGCTTTCCAGCAATGCGGCCGCTGTCAACAAGATCATCAACAGCAGAACTAACACTACTGAAAAGGAGTAGAGCCACTCTACGAAAGGCCTCACGGGCTTCCGTAGTTTGAATTGTGACACTGTTCCGAACCTCCGAATCAACCTCGACGTACGACCTTACGGCCGCCTCAATCCTGTGCGGTGCACAGGGTAGCTGGACCTTGCCAAAAAGCAGGGTTAACTGCAAGATAGCATCAATGCAGTCCAGAGAGGGATCGTCGAGTAGAACACCACTAGTGTCAAAGATCTGACGCAGGAAACCTCCTAAGAATAGGGGGAGACCACTCCTCCGGCTGAAGCCGGGAAAAGAGCAGGCGTCAACGAACCCTCGCTCCAGGCAGGCTAGAAACTCCTGCCCGAAGCTTGGTAGGGTGATGGTCAGGAACGACATCCCCTCACCTTTGACACGACTCTCGAGCTTTTTATAGTCGAGAGTAGCGCTGGTGCAGCAGATGCTGGCACATTCAGTTGCCAGCTCCTTCCAGAGAGCATTCGAGCTATTAATCGCTCCCCCTTTCGAGGTGGGCGGTCTCTAGCCCCGTTCCCCGTTCCTTACGGAACTGACCTTCGGGTCTGAGGTATGGCTACCTCAGATTTCTCCACCCAACCACTGGGTGGCCCGAGCTCCAGA